CGGTGTCGCAGAATCCACGCGCGCATCCGCGTCACCTTGTCATCCTCGACTTGTCCAGCGCGCAGCTGCCGCGCCTCTTCAACGGTCTGGTCGGTCAATCCGTCGCCAGCGAAGCCGTTGCGCTCGTAGGTCAGACCCTTCTCGGCTGCCTCTTGGATGTATTGCGGCACGTCAATCAGGACGCGCACTTGGTCGTCTTCCTCGCCGCCATCGTCAGGCTGCCAGGCGTTGCAGTAGTAGGCGCCGCTTACATAGTCATCCCACTTCTCGCAGTACGCCTTGTCGCCCTCGATCTTTGCTTCGTTGTAGAAGACGCAGTTGCCGCAGGCGCGGCCTTCTGGCACGTCAGGGGAGAGTGCAGGTCGGTAGTTATCAGGCAGGACGCGCGCGGCTGAATACTCGCCGCCTGGCTCAATGCCTTCGCCGAGCGAGACGGCAACCATCTGCGCGAGCGCATCTTCTTTGCTGTCGTGGCAGCCGATGACCTCGCCGTCCTCCTTGACGGTCGCCCAGCCGTTGCAGTCTGGCGACTGGTCGGTGACGAAGTACGGCATTACTCGGTCGGCTCCGTGTCGCCAAGTGTGCCGATGTTCAGCGGCTTCCAGAAGTCTGCGCCACCGTCCACCGGCGCGCGATCTTCAAGCGAGCGCACTTCGTTCACGGACAGGAAGCCGTTGTTCAGCGCCGTCGCGTAGGAGTTGTAGCGTTCCTGCGTCGTCGCGCGGAGGAGTCCGTCTAGCGTGAACTTCAAGAAGGTCTGCTCGGCTCCTGGCACGATGCGCTGGAACGACGCCTCAAGGCGCGCGATCATTGGTCCGAGTCCGAGGCGCAGCCACTCAATGCCGATCAACTCGACCGACGCATACGAGGTGTTGCCGCCTGGGTACTGGAGCATATGGAGTGGCACGCCGTAGATGCGAGCGATGGCTTCCACGCCGTAGTGCATCGTCTCCACGAGCTGCAAGTCGCTGATCTTTGCGCCGAGTTGCAGATAGTCTGCGCCGCCAGTTAGCACGGCCACGCGCCACGCCTTGTCCACGCCACCGTGTCGGCGACCGAAGCCAGTGCGAAGTGCCTCTGCCTGATCCTGCGTCAGTTCGCCTGGAACCTTGATCAAGCCGCCAACGCTTGCGTTGTTCTCGTAGAACTTCGCGCTGAAGATTTGCGTCGCGCTTGCAAGTCCGAGCGTCACCTTGTGATGCTCAATCGGTGACAGCCCGCGATGGTTCTCGCCAGTGGCGAAGAGCGGGATGTGAATGATCTCTGCGGTTGTTAGTGTGATCGCGCCTTCGGTTGTCTCGATGTGATAAAGCGGCTCGCCGAACTCGCCGCTCCTGATCTCCACCTTCTGTGGATCAAGGACGCGGGTCTCAATCACATTGTCGGATGAGTCGCGCAAGCAAAGGATGAAGGCGTTGCCGTCTAGCAGCAGCGAGGTCACGACGCGATGCTTGAACTCAAAGGATGTGAAGTTCGGATTGTTTGGAATCGGTGTGTCCATCCAGCGCGGACGCGGACGGTAAGGTCGGCGCGTTCCGTCAATGCGGATGTAGGTGTCCCACGGAAGTCCAGCGATTGTGTCGGCGTAGAGCTTGACTGCGGCGTAGACCGCGCCAATGCTCGTGGCATTCTCTTGATTGACTAGCACACCGGCTGCGCCGCTCTGTGCCTCCTGCACAACCCACTGGCCGCCGATGAATCGTTCCTCTTGTGGCTGCTGGCGTCCGAGGACGCGATCAAGGATTCCCATTCGTCTCCCTACAACTCAATGTATTTGACTTCAGCGCGTCGCTCAGGCTCCACTAGCAGAGACTTTACACCCTGGAACGCGACCACAGAGGCGATTGCTGCGTCAATCTTATCTGGGCTTGATTTGTATGCCTTGCCCAAGACCGTACCGTACCGCGTCTGCTTAGTATGCACGTTCCCAATGTGCCGAGCGATTAGTGGGTCACCATCGTGGCGAAGCCCTTCGCCAGTTGCGACGGCCGTGAAGAATCGGTCACAGGCTGGACCCATTCGCTCAAGCGATGAGGTCGGGAAGATGGCGACTCGCGCTCCGAATCGCTGCACCCACTGCTCGATCTCCGTCTGCCAGCCAGGTGGGTCGCAGAACAGGGTCGCGTCGTAGGTCTTCATCACCTGATCCACCACCGCATCCACCTCGCCGCGTGGCACGGTCCAGTCAGGGTCACGCGTGTTTCGCTCCCACGTCTTGATGTGGAAGATGTAGCCGTCAAGCGTGCAGCCGACCAAACTTGATGCGTCACGAGCGTAGGAGCCATCAAACCCCACTGCGATGCGAGCGCCTGGCTTTGGCGCAAGGTCAAGGTCCTTGAGTCGCATCCACTGATCAAGTCCGATCCATCGGTCTGGCGGCTGGACAAACAGGTTGAGGTGGTAGCGCATCATCTCGTGCCGAGGGATTTCGGTGGCGCGTGCGATGAGCCGCTCAATGTTCACGAAGGCTGGCGCGCTTGGGTTGGACTCTTCTAGCGCGGCTCGCCATCCTGCCTCAGTCTCTAGATCGTGACCGTCGCTCGCAGCCCACCACTCAGCCAAGAACGATGGGTCGTTCACTTCGCCGAGGCTGATCTTCTTGGCGTAGACGAGCAGGCGTCCGAGCAGCGTGTTCTCGTCAGAGCCTGCGGTTGAGATGTTCAACTCAAGAGCCTCTGCGCGCTTGGCGAGTGAGTTGGATAGGACAAGGTGGACGCGCTCCTTGTTGCCTGTCCACTCGTGCAGCTCGTCGGCGATGAAGCACGTCGGACGGCCGCCGTCGTTGGTGCCTGCCGCAGCAGCCACACGGTACATACGCCCTGGTCCATCCTTGCGAAGAATCTCGGTGTCGTAGACCTCAAAGTGCTTGGCGAGAGGACCCTGCGTCAGCATTATGCGAGCGGTTCCGAACAGCAGGTCTGCCTGCTCGAATGAAGCAGCAGCCACTGGGATGTTGGCTGCGAGTGGTGCCTTCGGTCCTGCTAACTCAGCAAGAGCGATGGCTGCAAGGAGTTCGGTCTTGCCGTTGCCCTTTGGGGTGCCGAGCAGTGCGCGGCGTACGAGCCTCTTGCCTGTAGCTACGTCGTATTCGTAGAGCCTCCAAATAAAGGCACGCTGCCACGGCTCTAGCCTGAATGGGTCTCCGAACTTATCGCCTTCACCGTGAACGAGGTTGGTCTCAATCCACCGGCAGATTAAGCCACCCCAACTAGGCGGTGGCGGTGTCGGGATCGGACTGCTGTAGAGCGGCCTCTTCTGGCTCGGTCTCGGTGATGCGGCGAGGGTCTTCTTCCTCGCCTTGCTCGATGCTGGCTGCGTAAGCGATTCTGGCATTCAGTTCCTCAAGACTCCTCGCGGCTTCGCTGAACTGGATACCCAGTTGCAGACCTGACCGTGGGTTCAAGCCTAGCCGATCCTCTAGCTGCCTGATCTCAGCATCGGCTGCTGTCCTCTGTCGGTACATTGGATTCACGACTGGCTGCCCTTGCGATCCAGCCACCATCGGCTCCGCGCGAATAAACGAGTCCATCCGCTCGCGCTCGTCGTACAGACCGAACAGCCGCTCCACTGCTGGACGCTGGGCTGGCGCGACCAACGAAGCGAACGGCGATGACCAAAAGGTCAGCCAAGATTCCTTCCAGCGGTCGCTTAGATGCGCGGGTGCAAGAGGCAAAGCATCTTCTGCGATAGGGATTTGTGCGAGGACGCCGACGTCTTTCGTTCCTCGTCCCTGCCTTCGCTCAGCAGATTTCTTTACTCTCACAAAAAAACCTCACAGTCCTACAGGACTTTAGCGCACTCGGTGCTGGGTACCGTACCCCCTCGTGGATTTAGATTATTGAACGCCCCCCGCATTGGGACAGGCGTTCTACTTTGTCTTTGATGCGCGGCGCTGTGCGCGGTTTCGCATCGGTGTTGCGGTCGGCTTCTTGCGCGCGGTCATCAACTCGATGAGTGGCTTCCAGTCAGCGGCGTAGACCTTCACCTGGTCGTAGCGTTCCATTGCCGAAGAGACCGCATCCCTGTCTACCCGACCCCCCTTCGTCTCTTCGTAAACTTCCTGCAACGCAGTGACGATGGCAGGCACGTTCGGGATACAGAAGAACGATTGCTGGTACTCATCCCATACGCGCTGCACTGGGACCTTCTTGCCGTGCGCGCCAACGAGTTCAGGCTGCGCGCTGAAGTCAGACACGATGACTGGAGTGCCACACGCTTGGCTCTCTACTGCAGGGATGCCGAAGCCTTCGCCCATCGAGGTGAGGAGGTGGCAGTCGGCAGCAGAGAACATCTGCGCGATGGCGTCCTGCGGGATGCCGTTGCGGAAGTGGACTGGGTGTGGATAGCGCACGCGCTTCGGGTCAATGCCCAAGTGCGCGACAAGTCGCGGGATGTTCACGCCTTCGCTGTGTCCGTTCGGCTCTGTGTGGATCATCCAGTAGACCTCAGGTCGGTCGCGCATAAAGGTTGACATTGCGTCAGCCATCTCGCCGAACGCCTTGCGAACCGGGATTCGTCCACGGTTGGCTGCGTTGGTCACGACAAGGAAGGCGTCTTCTGGGATGCCCATCGCCTGTCGTGCGCCCCTGCCTCGGTCATAGAAGACCGCGCGGTCAATGGCGTGCGGAATGTAGGTCAGTTCCTCTCTTGGGATGCCAGCCTTCAGGAGTCTGTCCTCACCGAAGCGGCTCATTGCGATGACGTGGTGCTTGCCCTGTATTGCAAACTGTGCAACGCCGGGAGGCACTGGGTCGTGGTCAATAGGCGTCCAGCAGGCAAGGTTGAGTTCATTGAAGGCGTCAATGCCGTTCAAAGGCCACAAGTCAAACAATACAACCGAGAACCCTGGCTGATCGCCAACCCACCCTTTCATATTCTCAGGAGCTGCGTCAAGCGAGTATCGGATCAGCCCCTCAGGAAAGATTGGGTGACCGTGTGAGCAGTTCATCATCACGGCAGCACCGTGGTTGGCGCTGATTGCAACCTCGTGTCCGTCTCTGATCATCTGGTGAACGACCTGCGCGGTCTGCATCCCATAGCCCGAAGGAATGTGGCAGGCGTTGGAGTACCAACAGATGCGGCTCATTGTCCTCTCCTCTGCTCCTACTTGTGCTTGGTCAAGCGACCGTGGCACGTTCTGCATACTACCCGAAGCCGATGCTCTGGCGCTAGTAGCGGACCGCCCTTGCTGAGCGGGTCAAGGTGGTCCACGGTCAGGTCGCTGGTCTTGCCGCAGACTTCACACCACGGACGCTTGCTCCTAATCTGGCTGCTCAACTTGCGCCACGCAGGATCAAGGTATGGGTTGGGTCTGCCCTCCTTCCACTTCGCCTGAGCTGCCGCTCGATGTGTTCGGCATCTGTTGCCCACTGTCGTCAGCACGCCGCAGTCAAGGCAGGGTCGCTGGAAGGTCACGCCTTCGGGAACTCTGGGAGTGGCAGCCCAGGCGCGATGACCTTCGCCAAGTGATCTACCACGCGCTCTGTTGCATCCTCGTAGAGCGGGTCATAGATAGCCCAGGCGATCTTGCCGAACGCTTCCTCCATCGCCTCAACGGTCTGGTCGAGTCTGGCTGTCACGACGTGCAGCATCTCGTGCGTTAGCACCTCGCGCTGGAGTTCTGGCGTCTGCTTCCAGAAGTCGTGGCTTACGCGCAGTTCGGCTGTCTCAGCCTGTGCGTGCGGGTTGATGTCTGCCCAGGTCTCAACGTCTGAAGCATCACGAGCAACGGTGATCTTCCAGTAGGTGACATTCATTGCGGCCTGCAGCTCAGCGACATACGCATCCAGCGCGTCGTATTTGTCGGGCTGTTGCTTGGCTGCCAAGTGTCCTCCAGTCCTCAACTTGGTCGCCTGCCGATGGGAGGACTCCACCGGCAGGCTTGAGCCGCGCAAGCGCGGCGTCTGCCTATCTTACGGCTTGCGCCACACGGTGACGTAGGACTGCAACACTGGGAGCACGCCGAGGCTGCCCAGCCACGCCAGTACGAAGCGATGCTTCCCCTTCTGGTCGCCCATACAGTCATCCACAGCAATCAGGCAGCCAGAAGGAAGTCGTGCGTAAACGCTCGCAAGTTCGGCGAGGTGATGCGTTGGCGAGTCAATGGTCTCCGTGAGGTCGTACGAATCCAGATACAGGAAGTCCAACTGCTCAGGGTTTTGCAGCTGCCGCAACCCCTGCACCGAGTCAATGCACTGCACGTCTGCCAGAGGCGCGACGCTCTTCGCGTAGGCGACGGCATCAGGGTTGATGTCAAACGAAGTGATGCTGCCGCCGGCGCGCTCCACGATCCAGTTCCAGACCTGCGTGCTCTGTCCGTCACCGCACCAGTTGTCCACCTGACGAGCGCAGCCAGTCTCAACGATGTG